AAGCATAAGTGGAAAAATGAACCTCTGAAAGAATATCAATGAAAGCAATACTGCGAATATTTAAATATTGTAGAAAAAGAATAATTGCTTTATCTATGGAAAACCTAATGTTAAAACAAAAATTAATGGTTCAAGAAATACAACTCAAAGAATATAAAGAAATTAAAAAGTGGAATAAGTCATTACATTAATGCCACAATTTGAACACATTAAATTTGGTAGAAAGTTTATAAAAGTCAAATTCGAGAAACTTAAAGATTTAGATGGATATTTTGAAACAAAATTAAATATTATCGTATTAGATAGCAGAATAAGAGGTAAAAGATTATTTAACACAATAATACATGAGATATTTCATATGATTGTACACCACCAAAAAATTAAATGTAGAGATATATCAGAGGAATCTTTAGCAACCCAAATAGGAAATAATTATACAAAAGTATTTAAACAAAACCCTAAACTATGGAAATTTCTTACAAAATTGTTAAAATAATAAGATTATGAAAAACGACAAAATTAAGACAGAAGACACAATTAAAACACAATCTATTGGAAGACCAAAGAAAGAACTAGATAAAGATATTATTGCTAAACTTTCACAGATTGGTTGTACTCAAGAAGAAATAGGTTCTGTTGTAGGAATTTCTGCTAGACAGTTGCAAAGACGATATGCCGATTTAGTTGCAGAAAATAAAAATAAAGGTAAAGCTAGTTTAAGAAAAAAGATGTGGGAAAAAGCACTTAAAGGAAACGAGAAACTTCTTATTTGGTTATCTAAGAACGAATTAAATATGCGAGATAAAATTGAGACTCAAAGTATTGTTGAACCATTACCATTAATTATAGATGCAAAAGCAGAAGAAGTAGTAGATGGCGAAGAAAAAAGGTAATCTATTTGGTGCAACTGTTGAATATACTAAAACAAATAAAGGAACTTCTATAGGGAGAAAACCAATAACAAGTACAATGAACAAAAACAAAAGGAGACAACGTGGAAAGGGAAAAGATCGTGGACAAGGAAAATAAACAATTTGAACAAGTAAAAGCAGAGTTAGAAATTGTAAAAAAACAAAGAGATATTGCTTTAGGCAAATTAAACAAAACTCTTATCTGCATAACAGAACTTAGAAAAATTATTGAAGATGCACAAAAGAGGTAATTTTTATCCTGATGGAACATTTATTCCATATCAAATGCCACAAGATTTTAGAAAATCTGTAAGTAAAGAAGCCTGTGGTAATTGTGGAATGTATAGTGAACGTAGATCATTTTGTGGTGTATTTCAAACAATAGGTGTTAGAGACAACTTTGTATGTGGTAAATGGCGAGAACGATATTTCAAAAGATAACAGAAGAAGCTGAACTATTAGCAATTCTTTACAATAAAACCAAAGATAGAAGATATAAATTACTTTGGTATAAAAAACTTAAATTATTACCTAAACTATGATATTAGCCTTATATGGCTAAATACAAAGGAAGAACTGTTAAACTAAATAAACCATCTCGTGGAGATGTTAAGAAGTTTAAAGTATTTGTAAGAGATAGATCAACAGGTAGAGTTAAAAAGATAAACTTTGGCTCAAAAACAATGAGCATAAAGAAGAATATACCAGAAAGACAACGTAGTTTTTTTGCTAGATTTAGACCCATATTAGCTAAAGTAAAAGGTCAAAAGAATTTATCTCCAGCTTATTGGGCTATACAATCTTGGAAGAAAGGATTTAGAATATGATAGATAGAATTATATATAAAATATTTGGTTGGCTAGATGACTTCTGCAATTTTTTTTATGATAAATTTATTTGTGATAAACCAAAAAAGAAAAAGAAATAATTATGGGTAGGACAATGAATTACTATTTTACAGGAATGTTAATATTATGTTTTCTTCTTCTAGCCTTATGTGTGAGGCCAATGTGAATAATAAACCTTTAAATATTTCAGAAGAAGCACGAGTCCAAATGCCAATGAAAACAGTAGCAAGTTTAATTGGTATGGTAGCAATAGGAACATGGGCATATTTTGGTTTGATAGAAACACAAAACCAACATCATACTAGATTACAATTAATGGAATCTGATCTAGAAAAGAATACAGAGTTTAGAATTAAATGGCCTAGAGGACAATTAGGTTCTTTACCAGCAGATAGTGAACAATTTATGCTTATTGAAGATTTATATAAACAAGTTGAAAAATTACAATCTACCCAAGAACAAAATATGAGTAACAAAGTTAATATTGAATTTATTACTAAGCAACTAGAAAAGGCTTTAAAAGATATTGAAAAATTAAAAGATAAACAAAGGGAATTTGCAAATGGAAATGGTTATTAATAGTGTTGTTGCTCTTTGTATGTTTATAGCTGGAGAACTTAAAGAACATAGAATACAAGACTCTATGAGTGAATGTTTAAAAGGTAAACGTGTTGCTGAGAGAAATTTAAATGTAAATGTTCAATATATGTGTGGCAAAGTTAGTGCTATTTTAGAAGATAATATTGATGGAAGTAAATCAATTAAAAAGATAATATCAAAAGAATGAAATTTGTTTTAGCTTACACCATCTGTTCTGCAATTACAGGATTTTGTAATACTCCAGCAGTACACCCTATTAAATTTAATACTTGGACAGATTGTACTAAAGCTGGTGCATCAATTACAATAAAAGTAACTAACGAGTATCAAATGAAATTTAACGAGGAAAAATTATATATATCTTACTTTTGTAATGAAAATAACTCTGACGAAACCCCAACTTAAGGTATCATCAAGTAAAGCAAGGTTTAGAATTTTAATATCAGGTCGTAGATTTGGTAAAACTTATTTAGCTGTTACTGAAATGATGAAATATGCTTGTCAACCAAATAGAAGAATTTGGTATGTAGCACCAACATTTAAAATGGCTAAAGAGATTGTTTGGGGAACTCTTAAAGAAATGCTTAATCAATTTAATTGGATAGAAGATATAAACGAAACTACAATGACTATAACAATTAGAAAAACAAATAGTCAAATATCTTTAAAGGGTGCTGATAACTACGATAGTCTTAGAGGTACAGGATTAGACTTTTTAATATTAGATGAGTTTGCAGATATAGATAAACGTACATGGTTTGAGGTACTTCGTGCTAGTATATCTGATCGGTTAGGTCATGTACTTATGTGTGGAACTCCAAAGGGATATGGTAATTGGAGTTATGAAATGTATCTTAAAGGAAAACAAGATGATGATTGGGAGTCTTTTCAATATACAACTATTCAAGGTGGAATGGTTACAGCAGAAGAAATAGAACAAGCTAAACAAGATATTGATATTAGAACATTTAGACAAGAGTTTGAGGGTACATTTGAAAATTACGCTGGTGCTGTTTATTACAACTTCCACCCTGTAGATAATGTTGTTAAACGTCAAATAGATTGGTCGAAGCCTTTACATATAGGTATGGACTTTAACGTTGACCCAATGTCTGCTTGTGTAGGTCAAATAGAAAAAGATAAAGTTTATTTTGTAGATGAAGTAATAATTTATGGAAGTAACACAGATGAAATGGTGCAAGAAATAAGAGATCGTTATGGTACTAAAATGCAAATATTTATCTATCCTGACCCAGCATCTAAACAACGTAAAACTTCTGCTGGTGGAAGAACAGATTTATCAATACTTCAAAACGCTGGTTTTAAAGTTAAAGTAAAACATAAACACCCAGCAATACGAGATAGAGTAAATGCAGTTAATAGTAGGCTCAAAGATTCAAATGGAGAAAGACATATTTTTGTTTCACAATCTTGCAAAACCTTGATAAAAGGTTTACAAAGACAAATATACAAGGAGAATACAAATATTCCTGACAAGGAAGATGGTTTCGATCATATGAACGATGCACTTGGTTATATGATTGATTACTTAAAACCATTAACTACACAGGCCAATTTTTCTTCTCCAACAAGATGGACAATGAAATAAAATATGGCATACAATCGTAATCAAGTATTAGACACCCACAAAGACTATCAAGAAACAGTTAATAATTGGGAATATTACATTAGATCATATAATGGTGGTTACGACTATATGATAGGTCAATACCTAAATAGATATAATTTAGAATTAGATAACGAGTTTAATCAAAGACTTGCAAATACACCTTGCGATAACCATTGTAAAAATATCATTCAAATATACTCATCATTTTTATTTCGTGTAAGACCAAGCAGAGATTTTGGTTCTATGCAAGAAGAACCTAGTTTAGAATCATTCTTAAAAGACGCTGATCTTGAGGGTAACAATTTAAACTCTGTAATCAAACAAGCACAAAACTACGCATCAATTTATGGTCATTGTTTTATGATTTTAGATAAACCAAGTGTAAGTACAAACACTAGAGCAGAAGAATTAGATCAAGAAATAAGACCATATCTTTCAATAGCAACACCAGAGAATGTTTTAGATTGGAACTTTAAAAGAGAATTAAATGGTAAGTACACACTCGATTATTTAAAAATTAGAGAAGAAGTAGATCGAGAAAATGGTACTTATATTAGAATGTGGTATTTAGATAGAGTTGATACTATTTATTTAAAAGATGATAGATCAGAACCAACTTTGATAGATACTGTACCTAATATGATTGGCAAAATACCAGCAGTTATTTTGTACAATTCTAAATCGCACAAACGAGGAATTGGCCAATCAGATTTAACTGACATAGCTGATTTGCAAAAATCTATTTACAATGAACTATCAGTTT